ATGGCTATTACTGATTCATGGCTGCGTTCAATCAGCGGCAAACCCCAAGAAAAAATGATTACTAAGTCCGATAGAGATGGCTTGTCTGTTCGTGTTACCCCGAAAGGTAAGGTTATATTTCAGTTTAGATACCGATGGGGTGGGAAAGGAGATCGAATTGATATTGGTACTTATCCAGCAACGAGCTTAAAAGATGCTCGTGACTCGGTGATTTCTTATCGCGGAGAACTGGAGCAACATCGTAATCCTAAAATAGTTAAACGAGTGCGAAAAGAATCGGCATTGAGCGCGGTCACTGTGGAAAAGCTTATTCGGGAGTGGTGGAAAACGACAATGCAAGGTTCAAAGGTTAACGCCGATCAAATATTGCGTTCTTTCGAAATTCATGTTTTCCCCAAAATTGGTAAACTGCCTCATGATGAGGTAACACTGCATGTCTGGCTTACTTTAATCGAAGAAGTCTCAAAACGTTTTCCATCAATCGGAGAGCGGATATTGACATATTCTAAAACTGCGCATAGATGGGCCGTTCGAAGAGGAATGACCCATACTACTCCTTTGTCTGATGTAGTATCTAATGATTTGAAAGGGAAGGAGCCTAATACTGACATTGATGTTGATATCGATACTGACACGGGAGAAAGGGCATTAAGTGAAGATGAGCTGGTGGTTCTTTTCCATATTATTGATGCCCCTAAATATAATCCACGGAACGCATTAATAATAAAATTATGTCTGTTATTTGGGTGTCGCATTGGTGAGTTATTAAAGGCAAAAGTTAGTGATTTTGATTGTGAAAAAAATATTTGGACAGTTCCCCCTGCAAATCATAAAACAGGGAGAAAATCCAAAAAACCTCTTATCAGACCGATTATTTCAGAAGCTAAAAAATTAATTGAACAGGCAAAAAAATTAAATCACGGGAGTGAATATTTGTTTACTGTATTTGATGGAAAACCCTTCAATAAAGGATCACATGCTAACATCATTGATGTTCTCAATAAAAAGATGGCTCCTCACTTTGATCCTTATACATCTTGGTCAATCCACGACTTACGCAGAACCATGCGCACCGGGGTTTCTGAATTAATACCGCCTCACGTTGCTGAAACGATGATCGGTCATAAACTGCCGGGGGTTTGGCAGGTGTACGATAAGCACACCTACCTAAACGAACAGCGAGAGGCATATGAGCGCTGGTGGGCGAAGCTGACTAAAATTGTTTCCCGTTCTCCCAGTCAAGAATATCCTGCCACAAAAAATTAAGCTGGTCGGATTTAAACTTGGGCTTCGGGAAGCCCTCCCTTTTTTGCTTCCCGTTGCTCACCCACAATCTTATCGTGTGTGGTTTTACGCCATACCGCTCAGCAAGTTCTTTTGTTTTGACATAGAGCTGTTGAGTCATTTTTCACTTCCTCTCTGATAACCATTCTCCAAAATTATCTTTGCTACTGTTGCCGGAGTTGCTTTATCACTCCAGGTAAGATCATCAATCAGAAAGTTCAGTTCGGCAACAAGTACGGATTCTAAATCTTTGGGCCAGTACTCATATATATAATCGCTATAATAAGAGTTCTCGATGACCTTAAGTGTCAGTAATACCATCTCCTCTGGTGTCCTGTCAGCTTTTCTGTAACCGGCGTTCCAAACCGCATCGGTGATATCAGATGGATCACCCCATGCTGAGGCTATTACTTGGGTTAAGTGGAATGAGTTATTGATCATTGTTTTTTTCCTCGCTTATTGCGCCCTTTGCCTTTCCTCACGGGCGTTAACTTCACATTTACTACCTGTGGCGCTGGTGGTAAAGGAGGGCATTTGCCCTCATGGATATAAAAATTACGTTTCATGCGGTGGATGATCCGCTGTGTATAGCCCCTGCCATCGTCGATATGGAATGTCGTCCTGATCAGTTCATCATCGGTATCTGCTATCTGGCTGTGCTCTTCCGTCACTGTTCGCTCTCCCTGCAAATGATTTTGTATGCCCGCAATACGTGCGTTGTTTTGCCGGTGATAGTAGTTTTCCTAATAGAAAGCCAGTAGACCAAGCGCGAACGGGTACCATTAACAAGGCGGCATCGATACAACGGTTGTGTTTGCGGCGTTCAGTGATGAAACTGGCAACGACGATTTGCTCAGTATGGTCAAAGTATTCGATTCTCATGATTACCAGCTCTTCATTTCCCGTGTTATTAATTCGAAAACATCCTCTGCGCAGGGCATGACTATAAACACAGGGTTGCCGTAATACTTGTTCGTTATAGGGCAGAACCGAAAGCGGCAAGCTGTCTTCATACCGGATGGCTCCATAATCACTACCCCTAACCCGTCAAACATCCGAGAGGGGTAGGACAGATATTCGGTACGAAAGAACGGCATAACATCCTGTTTCTCTGTTGGGATGATTTTGTCAAAATCAGGAAACCGACCATTCAGTATTTTCAGATTATTAAAGCCAAACAGGCGACCATCTTCATCGTAGTGAAATGCCTTGCTGCCTCCTTCTAAGTCTATTTTTGTATTTTCAGCGGCTTCTGGAATATCGCCATCAAATCGAATAATTAGGTCAATATCAGTGTCAACGTTGTGCTCCATACGAACAGCAACATGACTATTGGTTGCCTCAATATACTTAGGTGATATATGTACCCCTGTTAATTGAGGATGCTTGTTCACCTTAGCCACACAAACCAAAGCGGCTCGCAGTAAACTAGAATCAATAATCATTATTTTTTTCCTTGTAAATTTTCAGTACCGAACAATTTTTTAATATCTGCGGCGTAGGTGTTTGCCAGCGCATTAAGATGAAAGTTTTTCGTTATCATTTGAGCCTCCTGTCAGTGAATAACCGGCATGGTGTTAAACTCGCCAGCCTTTGCCACTTTGATTAATTCATCGTGCAAGAGAGAAAGCCCTTCGCGCCCTTTCTCAGATAGCCGATTGCCGATCTCTGGCTGCATATTGATAAAAGTCATGTACATTCTGACCGCCATATCCGCCCCGTCTTCGCTACCGGCCTTCTCAAAGGCGATCCCCTCAATATGGGTTGCTAACATCATGCGTTCTGCTAATGGGTATATCGTGATTGCTGCTGTTCCATTATCGTAGAGGGCTGCGGTATCAGTGCCTCCCTTGTCGTTATCGACTTCAAGGGTGCCGTTTCTGTCTATTTGCTCTTGCACAAACGAGGCTGACACAATCCACCGCCAAAACATCAACCGTTGTTCACTGGTTGGCGCATAGAAGCCTGCTTTCCAGCCATGAAAAATAGCCGCTATCAATTCAAAGCCCAGTAATAAATCATGGTCATACTGACCAGCGTCCAGTGATACTACCGCCTCCTCATAACTTATGACTTTTGAGTTCGCGGCCTCAGTGATGACAAAGACGCCATACTTGCCGTAATCAAATGCTGGCTTAGTGTGATGTTTGCTCATTACTTACCCTCCCAACCGATAACCTGAAATAAGCCCATTTTTGGGTGATGCCATTTGGATTTGCGTTGTTCAGCCTCGCTCATCATCAGATGGAAAGCGCTCATAAAGTCCTCTTTAAATACGATTTTCATCGGGCGAGGCTGGCCGTCTGGCGTCATGATGGTGATGCTGTCCGTTGGTACGTTGTAGACTTCTGCCAGCGTCCGGCACTTAGCATCAGTCAAACCACATTTGACACGGAGGAGGGAGTAACCCACCCATCCGGTAGGGATTGCACCTTGTTTGATTTGCTCAATGGTTTCAGAAACCTCTTCAACTTTTTCTTCAACCTGATTAAGGCGGCGCTCTTGCTCTACTTGTGCTAAAGCGTAGGCAAGGTTAAGTTCAGCCTGAGATTTTGGTTTTGTGGTGCCAGACTCCAGAGTAAACCAACGGTCAATGATGGCGGCACGACGTCTTACGTCATATCCGGTGATCAGGATTTCGGTATTCCGGCGATCAAGGAGAATTTCACTGATAAAACCCCTCTCATCAATAGCAACAGTAATCCCGGCAGCAAACATAACCTGTTGATTTCTATGATTCCTCAAAAATGAGGAATCAAATTCAACGCTATAGACGGCTTTCAGAACTTCCCGGATGTCACGAATAACGTTATCGTGGCGCTTATCTGTTAATTCAGCGATTTCACGACTGCCCATCATGGTTGGTTGATTGCTGGTGGTAGTTATATTGGTCATTTTCATACCTCTTTTTCTTTATCAATGTGGACCTTTAGAGCATCAGCGAGTTGTTTCGCTTCTCTCTCTTTTTTGCGACGCTGCTTATAATCTTCCTGCCATTGTTCATGGCGTCCTTGCAATGAATGACGTTTTAAATTCAGTTCAACACGATATTCAGCCCATTCACGGTTAATTTGGTGCTTGGCATGTTCAGCGACTTTATTCCAGAGAGCCGCCGCAATTTCGTATTTTTCTTCACGCTCACTCTGAATAGCTCTTTGTGAGAAATTAAAATGGGTAATATTCACTGTGAGTCCTTATTTACTGAAAGGTATATTCTGGTGAAAATCCGCCGTGTTTAGCTCTTTCTGCAATTAAATTAATAAGAGCGCACATAAAGTCATTTCCCTCACCCGTTAATTTATCGCCGTGTTTTGACAGGTAACTGCTATAGCTGTCTAAAATATATTTATCAGCTTCATCTCGCTTGTATTCGTTATAAGCAGGCACTTCGAAAAATACATGCAAAGCTTTTCTTAATATCTCTTCTGATAATTCAACAGTACACATAGAGCCATCGTGAAGACTAACAGCAATACAATGGCTACTGGTTTTCTCTGTCATTGCATCGAGTTTTGCAGCTATTAAGCGATTTCTGTATCGTTCAATTAATGTTTGATTACTCATAGATACCCCTTTGCTTAGGCTGAGACAATCCTCAGCCATTAAGCTGTAATTAAAGTCCAATAAGTTATTGAGTTAATTAGAGTCTATATTTAAAACTCACCCTTATTTATTTTAATTAATGCATCAAAATGTTGCTGAGCGGCTTCTTTAGTTAAATGAATAACACCGAGTTTAAGATAATAAGTGTCCATGTTATCATTTTTCCATATGAGATTTCTTATTACACTTAAATCAACTACGAAATACTCATCATTGTATTTTAATTTATAATCAACAGGCTTCGGAAAACTCACTTTGCCGACCGTTATCATTTCGGGCTTGCGGCGATATTTAAATTCCGGGTTCCATCCCGGATTGTGTGGACATTGCTCCCAGCCGATTACCTCAATATGAAGCCGTTCCCACAACTTCCAAGGTTCATCAGTTTTCATTGCATCTTGTGCGTATTGCAACATTAACTCAGCGTGTACGTGTTTTTTATTTTCTGACATTGTTTAGTCCTCTATTTCTTCCCGCGCTTTCATCATTGCATCTGCCATTCTGTAATATAGAGAAGCAATATTGTTTAGAGTATCGTCTGTTGTGCTGAGTGTAAGTATGCCAGTATCATTCCCTTGACAAGCCCAATCGCCCTGCATGGCTTTAGCTGCAAAATAATCCCGTAATGTCATATCTGGTTTTTTTGGAATTATTTCACCTGTTAATCCCAATGACTCAACTAAATTTTTCACATTACTTATTCCTCCCGGAGTAATCGTTCCTTTATATTGAACTTTATTTGCCGTGGGATAAAAAATTACTTTCCCTTGTTTTGTTTGTACTGTTATAGTTCCGCAATCATCAATAGTGTGATTAATGCCGATTTCGTTAAGCTGATTAGATGATTCGGAAACTAATTTTTGTTTTTTCTCACTTAATATTTTCATAGCAATGAATCCTGCCAGTTAATTAAAAATCAATCCATTGACGGGCGTTATTTCTATTTCTCCACGCGAGTTCAACATACATTTTTCGCATTTCAGAACCGCGCCGATAGATTTTAGCTTCGGATAAATAGCGAGATTGTTCAGCTTTACATTCAATTGCAAATTTCATTTTTGATTTCATTTTTGATTCTCTATGTAATTAAGTACGTTTAACTTCCACAACCTCAGCATCAACTGTTTCAATAATGGTTTTGCTATCTGGCATACAAACCCGGCGTATCCCTTGGGCAGCTTTTTCAGCTCCCCGATATGTTTTGTATCTGTTGCGGAAGGTTTCTTTTGTTACCCGTCCTGTGCGATAGTTTTTGGTTGTGATGATTATCTTAAACATGGTTAATCTCATTAGCTACTTGGTGATGTTGATAAACTCTTTTCTTAATCGCTCATATTCACCGAAAGCGTAAATATATTTTTTGCGTAGTTCATCCATTTCTTTTCGACGCTTAAGCAGCAATCTTATTCGCCGTACCGCTCTCTTTTGGCATGAAATATACTCAGGTAGTAATTCTCCTATTGTCCAGTTCACTACATTGTTTTCACCAATTATTGGCTGGGCCGGGTAATTGGTTGCGCGTCCGGCCCGGCTAAATACTTTCTGCGTCATAATATGCGCCAATTTATTAATAGCATTACTACGACTCCAGCGCTTATAAGAACGGCCATGACGACTAACAACATAGACGGGTAATGTATGTATGCTGAATGCATCATCAATACCGCTACCACTAATAATCCCATCAGAATAAAAACGGGAATAATCAATTTTTTCTAGTTTCATCATTTAAGCTCCTTCCAGTATTCTTATTTCTTGTGCAATATCGCTTGCCAGACTGGAAGCGAGATTTGTTAATGTTGCTGTGTCTGTATCGGCCTCACTGGTAACAGCTTTACTAACAGGGATCATTAATGCCTCAAGATGTTCAGATTTATCTAATAGACCTTTAAATCTTATCTTGCTGATATGAATTTCATTATTTTCTATTTCAGGTTTCTTTTGGTCTCTAATGTTTTCTGTCTGACCGTCCAGTTTATCCAGCTTTTTTTTCACTTCGAAAACTAAACCCTGTACTACGCCGATGAAATAAGATTCATCACAGTCTTTTCTAAATGATTCTTGCCATATACAGAGAAGCGCATCTATCTGCATGACCTTTAAAACCATATCGGAAATATCATCAGCTAAATCACTCATCATTTCCCCCTTGATGCTTTACTGGCAATTATTTGGATAATTTCTAAAAGCTCAAGCCCGATTTCACTCAGCTCATCATCAGCAAGTAAATAACCGGCCGCTGATGCCAAAGCTTCTATTTTTCCGAGTGCATCATCTGCCGCCAAATTAATGTAAGAAAGATTGCGCAACTCTTCTGTGGTTTTGCTATTCATTCTTCACCCCTATTAGCTAAAGCCGCCTCAAGGGAACGATAAACCTCCGAATTGATATCACAAGCAAGTGCAACCAGATCGGCTAGAGTGTTTGAACACTCTTCTTTAGCAGCCATATTCATAATGATTTCATAGAGCGATATAGCCAAACCTGAGCGATATTTTGCATCGTCTAAATTAATTGATTTACGCATCGCACACCTCGTTATTATTAATTTGACCCATCCATATAATTGAGTATCCAACTAATAATTCTGACAGTTCATTTTTGGCTTGCTGGTAACTTCTGGCGACACACCTAACTTTAACTAATAATTTGCACTTAAAGTCAGAATGTTTTGTGACTGCAAAAATAAAAGTCTTTGTGGTATTATCTGTTTTGAACATAGTAATCATGCCTCAAAGTGTTTATTTTGTTCAGGCTCTGGTGTTTGATTGGCGTCGGTACCAGAGCCACTTTTAAATCAGTTCAATCCAAATTAAGTTTGTCTGTTCCCAGTGCGGACTCAAGGGAGCAATTGACTTCATAGTTAATATCACACACAAGAGCAATTAGTTCGCACAACTCGCCTGAACATTTTTCTTTGTCAGCCATACTCGTAATGACTTCATAGAGTGAACAGGCTAAACCTGAGCGGTATTTTGCATCGTCTAAAGTAATTGGTTTACGCATTATGTACCTCCATGTTGTAGCGTTTTATTGCTGAAAAAATAAAAGTCTTCTTGAACATAATAATCATACCTCGGTGTGTTTATTGTTGTTCCTGCTCATTCAACTACTTCTGTTTCTTCTGGTGATTAAATCTATCACCTTGGTGGTATTTAATCTATCACTATAGTTCTAAACATTCTAGACCTATAGTGATAAAAAGTTATTTTTTATTTTATAATATTGAAATAAAAGAAATTTTTTTTAAAAAACAAAAAATGTTTTTTTTATCTTGATAATTGTAATGATTTAGTTAAAAATTAAGATACTGTACGTCTAAACAGTATCTTAAGGGGAAGGAATGCCAGACCTATTGCGAACGCACCCAGGGATTTATGCTACAACAATCGAAATTGAACGGGGTTATTATCGTCTTCGTTTCATATCGCGGAACAGGTATACAATAACACCCACTAATTCAACGTCAGGACTGATAGGAGTTAATGGTACCCTAGCGTCATCAACCGATAGAAAGCCGAAAGCACCACCTTGTACAAAACGATATACAGAGTAGTTTTCTCCTATGCGCGCATATACCAAATCATTGTTAGCTGCTTTTTCTGATCTATCGATTACAATTAAAGAACCTTCTGGAGCTTCTGCGCAGCCAGTATTTTGGGTAATTCTATACGCTCTGTATGCGTCAGATGATTCAAAGAATCCCGGAATCATGATTGTATCCCCTGTATCATTATCGGCATCATAGATTTTTACAGGGAATGATTTGGTGCACTTTACCACAACTGATGTGGGTGAGTTATCTGGGTGCATGGGACCACTGCCATCACTAAGCCATTCTGGGCGCACACCGAGAACTCTAGCCAACTCAACAACTTTAGTAGTGCTTTGCGCCTTTCCTGTGGTTAATTTCCATATCATGGACTGAGCCATGTCTACTTCTTTGGCAAGAGAAGACTGTGTGAAGTCTTTCTTTCTCATTGCCTCTTTTAGTCTTTTAGCGAATGTCATACTCACCTCTTCAATAAGTTTTGTTAATTCTATCTCTAAAGTGATATCTTTGCAAAAACACTATAGTGATTGATTTATCTTTTTGGTGATATTAATATCACTATGGAGTTAACAAGAGGATGGAGTATGAAAAATCTTGCGGTAGAAAAGGCTATAAAAATTGTGGGTAATCAAACGATACTTGCCAATGCATTAGGGTGTAGACAGTCATTAGTTAGCGCTTGGTTGCATGGGAAGAAGCGCGTTTCTGTCTCATCTGTTCCTGACATTGTGGACCTTACAAAAGGCGAAGTTCAGCCTCACGAATTACGCCCAGATCTTCCAAAGGTGTTCCCACCACCGGAAATTATTAACCATGTTCCCTAATTCCTACGCTCAGGTATCAATGCCGTCGTATTTTTACCCGGATGACGGCAAATGGATACAGGAGATGTTACTGAGTCTTGATCCGGCGACACGGGCAAAAATCACAGTGAAGTATGCCGAGGTTTATCAGACGGCTTGGGATGAGGAACCGGTTTCATATCGGAAAGACAATGCAGCGAGGCGGTCAGCAAATATCCGGCTCAGGGAATTTGTCAGGAAGTATGCAAGGGCAAGTCAGGGTTACACCGAGGAGCCGCAGTTAGTGAAGGAGAAAAGAACTTGAAAGGTTACTTGGATGTTTGGACGTCTAGATGTTTGGATGGTTTGGGGAAGAGGGGAAAACTTTCTAGGGGGGTAAGGGGGGTGATCTTTGAAAGGGGTGTTAGGGAAGGCACAGCCAAGGAAAAACAACTCAGATCTTATAGAAGATCACTATAGGGGTATAAAAGCCGAAATACGTCTAGACGTCTAAATGGCTGAATTGATATCCGTCAGGGCTGTGTTCCTGGCAAAGTGAAATAACAGAGGGCAGTGTAATGGAAAACAGCGAAAAACTTATTTTGGAATTGGAGAGGTTCCTTAAAGGGTGTCCCGGTCTAACCCAATGGGAATATGACTTTATCAACGGACTTAGCCGTTATTTTCGGCGTGGAAAATATCTAACAGGTAGACAGAAGAATATAGCCCGTAGCTTGATAAAAAAATATTCAGAAGGGAGCAAGAAGCCGGTGGAGACTTTAGCGAGACATGCACCGGTTCTTGCAGGCACGACTCAGAGTTCAGTACCTGCGGGCGATTATGTCACTGAATCCGCCTTAAGGGAATGGGGGAAGTAAAGCATGCTGACGATAACCCCAAATACAACCCAGAGCCGTGCGTTGTTCATGTTGCGCCAGAACTGGAAACAATACGGTTCATTCATGGTATACGCGCCTACCGGGAGCGGTAAAACAGGCTTATCAGCATTCATCACAGCCGGTTGCATCTCTCGTGGTATGCGGGTGATGTTTGTCGCACCTTACCTAACCTTGGTTCGCCAGACTGCCACCCGGTTCATTCAGTACGGACTGCCAGAAGAAAAAATTGGCTACGTGTGGCGGGATTACCAGCCTAACGACCCAAACCGGCTGATCCAAATTGCCTCGGCTGACACGCTGATCCGCCGTGACTTCCCGGACAACATCGATCTGTTGATCATTGACGAGGCCCATTTGCGCCGTAAAAAGCTGCTTGAAGTCATTCAATATCTGACAGAAAACACTGACGTAAAGGTTATCGGCCTGTCAGGAACGCCGTTTTCTCCGTTTCTGGGAAACTACTATCAGCAACTTTTAAAGCCCACCACGATGAAGGAGCTTATCGCTAAAGGCGAGCTTAGCACCTATGAATTTTACGCCCCCACCAAGCCGGACCTGAAAGGCGTAAAGGTTACCTCCAGTGATGACTTTGGGCAGGATTACAAAGAGGACCAGCTAGCCGAAATTATGGGGGATTCAACGCTGGTGGGCGATATCGTCAGGAACTGGCTGGAGAATGGTAACGATGAACCAACGATCTGCTTTTGCGTCAACGTGGCCCACGCCAATTTTATTACAGTTGAATTTAACAAAGCCGGTGTCAATGCTGAGGTCATCATTGCTGAAACACCCCCGGAAGAAAGGCAGATCATCATCCATCGGTTTGAGCAGGGTGTAACAAAAATATTAGTTAGTGTCGGCACGCTGATTGCGGGGTTCGATAGTGATGTCCGGTGCATCATTTACGCCCGGCCTACCAAATCAGAGATCCGCTGGACTCAAAGTCTTGGTCGCGGGCTTCGTACTGCCCCCGGCAAAGAAACCTGCATGATATTCGATCACAGTGGAAGTGTTCACCGACTCGGCTATCCCGATGATATTGAGTATGACGCATTGCCCTCTAAAAGCGACGGCATGAAAGACAGTTCCCGCAGCATTGACAGCGACAAAGCGGAAAGACTCCCGAAGGAGTGCCCCAGTTGCCACTTTATGAAGCCAGTAGGCGTTTATGTCTGCCCGAAATGCGGATTTAAACCTTTAAGCGGCGAAGATGTGGAAGTGGATCGTTCTCGCGGGCTGAAAAAACTTAACGGTAAGGACCGAGTCTATAGCAAGGCAGAGCGTCAAAGCTGGTGGTCACAAATCAAATATTACCAGCGCCAGCGAGCCAACCAAGGGAAGCCCATTAGTGATGGTTGGTGTGCCCATACCTTCAGAAGCAAATTTGGTGAGTTCCCCAATGGCTTAAATGACCATCCGGTCGAGATCACCCCGGAGGTCAATAATTTTATCAAATGGAAACTGATTTCGTGGATAAAAAGCCAGGAGAAAAAACAACTCAGTTCAGCCACGCAGGGAGATAACTGATGAAAACAACAGATGCAGTAACTGGACAGTGGGCTAAAGTTTTTGAGTATTACGGCTTGCCACCCATTACAGGGAAAAAGCACTACAAAGGGAAGTGTCCGATATGCAGTCAAAAGGGTAAATATCGTTGTGATGATCGGGATGGACGGGGAACCTTTATTTGTGTCTGCAATACCGGCGATGGCTGGAAATTACTTGCGCTGACTCAAAAGAAAGACTTTAAAACGCAGGCGAAAGAAGTTGATGAAATTATTGGCAATACGTATGCCTATCAGCCTGAAAGCGCTCAATCTTCTGTCAATAAAGATGACCGGTCATTACTTCGTGACAAGGTGATTAGGAAGTATTCCACACTGGTGAACCTGCGCGGAACGTCAGCCGAAAGTTATTTACGCAACCGGGGGATTAACTGTTTACCCGTCGAGCAAGTCAGGTATTGCAATCATCAGCCCGTGGGAACGAAAGCTTTTCAGGCCATGTATTCTCTGGCTACGGACGATAAAGGTGCGCTTTGTTACTTGCACAGGACGTTATTAGAGGGTGACAAAAAAGCCAATATGGATATCGCCAAGCAGATCTATTCCCTCCAGTCTGATGATTATTTAAAGCACACTGGCTCTGTTGCTATTCGCATGTTTCCAGTTTCATCAACTTTGGGGATCTCAGAGGGCATAGAAACAGCACTGTCCTGCAAACAGATATACGGTTGCAACACCTGGCCAACTATGAATGCGGGATTTATGGGGAAGTTCCGGGTACCGAGCGGGGTTAAGCACTTAATTATTTTCGCTGATATGGACCTGCATTCAGCGACCGGGCACGCGGCCGCGTTTGAGTGCGCCAGAGGCAATCTCATTGCCAAAAACGATTTAGAAACGGTCAGTATTCGCTGGCCCGATCACGGTGATTTCAATGACGTACTTGTTAACGGTGATGAAGTACGTGAGCTATCTTTTAAGAAGTGGGTGGAATAATGAAACTCGAATCAGCATTAAAACATTTCAGCCCGAAAGGACTGGTCGTCAATAGTTCACCGAAATGTACATCAACAGACCGGATCACCGGTACTGATGTGATGGCGGCATTAGGCATGGCCGAATCTAAGGCTGCATTTGGAATGGCGGCGTTCTTGGGTAAACACGGCGTCAGCAATGAAGATACCATACGGACCGTTGAGCAACTGACTTTGTATGCCAAACGTCAGGTACCCAAACTTATTACCAAAGCGGGTGGGCGCCAGTTAGGAAAATGCCTGGTGATATTGGCAAAAATGGCCTTTGAAGAATATTCCCGGTCAGCCGCTACAACCACCTCATGTGCTCACTGCAATGGGCGAGGGCTAACATCAGTTCGGCGCGATGTGATTAAATACGCAGGGTATAAGGATGTGATAGAGCAGCGGGTAGAAACTGAATGGGTGGATGAACTTTGCTCTCCCTGTAATGGCAAAGGGATTGTATCAAGCCGTTGTCGCTGCAATGGTGCCGGGAAAGTTGTTGACCGCGAAGCAACGAAAGCTACAGGTGCGCCAGTGATTAAAATCTGCGAGCGTTGTTCTGGCCGTGGTTATAGTCGGGTACCGTCCTCAGTAGCATATACAGCAATTAAGGCTCTCCTGCCAGAGCTAACACAATCAAGCTGGTCGCGTAACTGGAAGCCATTCTATGAAAAGCTGGTGGCGAAATGCGATATTGAGGAAAGCAGAGCAGCATCTGAATTTAGTAAGGTAACGCGATAAAAAAGAGAGGGCTTGCGTTTTGCATAGACTTGGCGTAATCTCTCCAGATAGTGGGGAATTGTAGCTATGCTCACTAAAGAATATTCAGACCCGCCGATGAGCGGGTTTTTCTATTTCTACCAGTAGCAAGCTCAAGGTTTACAGCCAAAGTAAACGACCCCTGAGCGGGGCCGTTGGATTATGGAATTAGCTGTTCTGGAGTACAGTTGTATAGTGCGGCCAGTTTTTCTCGTGTGCGCTTCTGTGGTCGATCTGATGCCTCCCACTGAGACACGGTTGATTGAGCTGTGTTGAGTTTTTCAGCTACCTCATGCTGAGACAGCCCACGATAGATGCGCCAGGCTGCCAGAATAGAAACATCCTGATCAACCATAATGGACACGACGCCGTTAGGCACGGTCACATCATCATATTTTGACGGAGTGTATGGCACATCCTCCCAATCTTCCTTTGTGCTGAGAAGTTTTTCGTATTCAGCTACTGGCAGGACAACATATTGAGGTTTTCCTGCTTCATCATTTATGTATTGCATTTTCATGTATTCATCCGGGTGGCCAAGAGTCGCGGTGAATTTAATAATGAGGAAATGGCGGGTTACCCCGCCTAGTACGTTGTCGATGTTCTCCGTTTGACTGCCATTATCGAGCAGATAACCGGCTCGCCGTCAGTGATTTCGAAGATTATCCTGTATTCACCAACCCGTAGTCTGTATTGGTTATCAAGGTCATGAAGTTTCTTGATGTCCAACATGACTGCGGGGAAAGTTTCAAGCTGGTTAACCTTCTCATTGATAGCTTTCCGGTATCTGGTATCGATTGAAAGCAACTGTTTTCGTGCTTTCCTCGTCCATTGAACCGTAACCATCGTTTCCTCATTTGTTAAAGAGCCTATCCGCTTGGGATGATTAGATAATACGATTTTAATCGTATTCTGTCAATAAAATACGATTAAAATACGATATTGTTTTCAGGGCTGCGCATAGCGTGGCCTTTTTACTTATGCAATGCTGATTACCCGGAACTGAATCCGGGCTTGTTCAAAGGCACGCTTATGTGTGGATTCTTGCATTGATAGGTAAAATCTTCTTTTCAGTCGGCTCTACAGATGATACTGTTTAAAAACACAGTAACAAAGATGTACGAAAAACATTAAATTAAACTTTTTACAACTGCTAAGGGTTTAATTTGATGGCAAGCGAAGAAGTAGTTTTTACTTTCTATAGAGTCCGTCAGTGTGGTTATTATAAATCTGGTGAACAAATACCTGCTTTTGGTGGTTTAGTTAAACTACTTGAGGATGTATGTGAATGGGCTGATGGTAAAACTCTTAGAGAAACAAGTACATTTGAAGCCAATGAGAAAAGATTGCCATGTTATCTGTTGAATGCAAAAAGATTTGGTAGCGATTGGTTACTAACTATATGGAACGAAATTCCCAGCAATGGGCAAAAAGTACCTTCTATTCACGGGGATTCACAGTTTGGCAAAGACCCAAATGTTATTATGAATTCTATAGAAGAAGGCAGTATACCCGGATACGCTACTTACTTTTGGTTTTTAACAGAAAAAAATGTATTTGCAACAATAAGGCTGCGTAATCGTTTAACATCGCAAAAATCCTTGCGGCATTATTTATATAGTTTTATGAAGCAATCAAGCAGTTATGTTGTTTCAGAAACAGTTGAAAATGAAAATGGTGAAACCGGCGTGTTAATTCATGGCTACAGGCTAGATCCATCAGATGAGAATGAAAAGTTAGTTCATTACTTTCCAAGATTTGATACCAAGCTCATAAGAAATCCTGGAGAGCATGATATTATTCGTCAGAATGCCGATAGAATAAGAAAAATAGAGAGAGTTATAGAGCTAAACCTTTCAACACCAGAAGATTTAGGTCTTTGGCAGCAAATGCTTGTTAAAATTAACTTAAGACGTAAGCGGGAAGGCGCGCTTACCACTAAAGTTAGATATGTTTTATCACCACATGTTTCTTTGAGTGATATTAACAATATGATAAGGGATTGGGAAAAGCATCAATCAGAGAATAGTGACTATGGTTTTATTTTCGAAGGTGATCCTAATAAAACGCATTGGTTAAGTAATTCTCTTGCTAGGGCAGAATATAATTTAGAAGTTGAAAGGGATAATGACGAGTTAGTTAATGTAGATTTGCTTCTGAATGAATTGACTGGAAAAAGAAGCATTATATTAAATAGCGCAGGTGTCTAATGAAAAAGATAATGGCATGGGGTGGAGTGATAACCATAATAGTTTTTTCTGCTTGGTTTGGTCGCCATGTGCCATTTTCTAAACAATGGCCTTTATTTGAAGCATTAAGAGCTACAGCAGCAATTATCTTTGCTGTTGTTGGTGCTTGGTTTGCCATCATTTATCCTGAGAGATTAAAGAAAGCATTTCGAGGTGGTATAGATGGTGATACCGCCGTAGGTATCCATAGATTATTTACTCCTATTGTACATTCAACAGCTATATTATCAGTGGTATTGTTAGTTGGTATTGCCGTTCCTCTATTGAAGCAATTTAATATTTTTATGGAATATAAAACTATTCTCAGGGGAATTTCCTATGGATTATTAGTCTCTCTCACTTTATGGCAGTTGGTTACGGTAGTATATAGCTTACTGGGACCGGACATGGTTAAAAGCTATACATTAAAACAAGAAAAATCACAAAAAGCTGCAAACTCCATTCTTCATCCCAAAATAAAGAAAAAATAGTTTCAATGTGCTTAATAGATATTTAATTCATATAGTGAGGGCACATAACATCTTGTAAGGAAACCATTGGCATGAATAACTTAACTCCGGTAATTAATGAAATTAATATTGCGCTCCAGCATTCAAAGCGTCCTGAGATTGCGCTGTTCCGTTATTATCAGACAGCCTCAGAGGCTATGAAGAGTACCATCGTATTATCAATGATAGGGAAGCTTATAGAGCAGCAAAAGCGACTAAACAAAATATAAGATACGCATGGAATTTACCATTTATCACTACGCATAGGCCATGATTATTCACGGCCTTTTTCTTTTCACACCCGTTTAACGGGGTCTTAATCCCCAACGGGGGTGGAATATGAAGATGAAAAATAATCCTGATTTATGGGCCGAATTGATAGAAGGCTTAAAACATTCGTGGCCGCAAGTATCTGGCACGGCAGCCGCAATATTGATTTGTTGG